GGAGGGAAAATAAATGTAACCTCCACGTCTTATTAATAAAACTTTAAATAACTTAAATGTAAATTACATAAAAGGTAAATAACGCTTAAAATAGATTGGAACTTCTTCTTCAGAAGCGAGTCCGTACTGACGCTTTAATCTTGCTGCTACTCGATTTAGTAGATCGCTGATGCCTCCGCAATCTTCTGCTATCGATTTAGCTCTGTATGCTGAAATTCTTCCTGATGGGACAGGGTATTCAGGAAAGACTAGTAATCTTAAACATCGTTTAAGATCTCGTACGTTGAGACCTCCTTTGTAGGATCGACCTAGAAATGAAACCATCTCTGGTATTCTCGAGTACTCCGTCTTTTCAATATTGAAGTACCACCCGATACGATTGGCGATAAGGCCGAATGAGGATGGGACTATCAACTCGTCATCACCTACTAGTGAATCGTCTCCTAATGTATGACATATCTTGGGACCTCGTCCTAAAATTAGTCTGTATAGATACTCAATCCTGAGTCTATTAACAATAGATCCGACTAGCGAAGTGTAATAACTTCCTGATGGAATTCCTTTGTGCGCGAAGTAAATTTTACCGTCTGGAGCGGCGACTTTCTTATGAATGAATAACTGTTTGGTTATCTCAAAAGCATCTTCCGTTTCTCTGTCTGGGAAGATCGTCTTGGACTTGATAATAGTAAAAGCTGACTCAATTTCGAATCTGCTAACTGTTGCATCAAATTGTTTCCAATCTAATGAATATATCCAGTCACTTGTTTCCGCGATGTGCGATAATAACTGTGGCACGCTTAGTGTTGGATCTCGTCCAGCATGGATGAATGTATTGTTCTCCATTACTGCTTGAATGAATGGGTCTGCGACCAATCCTTCTAACAGGATGTAATGAAAAGCTCTACCCCATACTTGTCTGACTTTCGTCTTCTCTGTGAGATCTGTAAGCTGGGTACGTGTATAGCCTATGTCTGGCGTTGAGGTCTTGATGACATGTTCGATGCCTTCACCGTCTGCTGCGATGGCTGACCATAAAACCGCTTTGGCTCGGGAAATAGCCCTGGCGTGATTTAACTCACCTGGATTTCCTTTAGTACCTTGGTATCCGTAACCGGCCGCCGATGATGACTTGTATTTAACCAAATCTAATTGGGTTAATACGCTATAGGCCCTCACGTTTGGAAGGCTACGAAATTCGTTCTGAACCTGGGCGATACAATCGTTGTATACGTCCATTTTAATGGCTTGAACTGGTATGTCTGGATAGGAGTATTGTAAAATTGCTTCCTGATGCTTCTCAGGGGTGTAATAACTACGCGACCAACCTTGTAGATGTTGCTCGTACTGCCTGTAGTCCAGATCTAGGATGGATTGCAATGCAAACTCATCCCTGTACGTTACGGCGGTTTCCCGTCGAATAACGTTTGTGTGTCGCTGATTTGTCTCTTCAAGATCCGAGATGAATCCTGTGTAAACGTAACCAGCTAAAGGGTTGCGCAATCTTCTCATGATGAAGACTGGCTGTAATGAAATGATTTTCACGACCGAAATCTTGCGACCTTAACTGCTAAGTCTTGGTTCCGCGATTATGTGTTTCGGGGAAAATTCT